TTTGTATATGTGCTGTTAAACCTTCTTTATATAATTCTACCATTGCTTTCTTTGTCATATCAGCTGCACTACCTTGAATTAATTTATTCAAAGCTTTGTAAGTAAATGCTCTTCTTGTTGGGTTGTTGTGCCAATAGTTTTTTTCTTTTGTTACTTTACCATCTTCATCTACAATAAAAGGTCCCATCTCTTGTAATTCTTTCATACGCTCTTCATCCTGGGCAGGAACAAATTTACCCCAGTCTGATCCACGAAGAATAGGTTCGTATTTTGGAAATCTACATCGTCTACCAAGTAAAGTCTTAATCTGACCTCTGCTTTGAGCTGCAGTCATAACTTTATTCATCAACTGTTTAACAAATGGTGCTTTACCATGATACTTAGCAAATAATTCTTCTGCTGCATCTTTTGTTAAATCTAATTCGTTCATTAATTTACCCTTACCCATGCCATAGAACAGACCTAGATTAATTGTCTTTGCTTGTGATCTTGGTATGTTAGCCATCTCAGCTACAATCTTATGAAAGTCTGTTGATGGGTCACTCTCGTATGAATCTGCAATTTCATTTACAGATGGTAATTGAAACTTTAATGCATAGTGTGCAACAAGTCTTGGTTCCTGTTGCGAGTAGTCAAAGCTACCCCACCTCATGCCCTCTTCAGGTAAAAACAAACTTCTAATCAATGGTCCTGTTTCAGGATCTCTTGCAGGTATCTGTTGTAGATTAGGATTAGAATAACTAAATCTACCTGTAACTGTGCCACCATCATCAGATCTAATCTGATTTATATCTGCATGAATCCTACCTTTGTGTTCATGTTTTAGTATGGTGTCAATAAATGTTGTGCTGACCTTGTTTATTTTCCTTGCTTCTGCTATCATACGGACTACAGGATGATTGTGATTAGAAATAAAATTTTTTGTAAATGAAGGAGAGTTGGTCTTTTCAGTTCGGCTATAAGGTAGCTTCAGTTTATCAAAAACTTGAGCAATACTTGATGCAGCCCATATCTGAGGCTCTAGGCCTGTTGCTTTTTTTATTTGTTGTAATAGGTTCTCTTCTTTTGTTGCCAATTCTTTTTTCAATTGACTGGCTTTTATCACGTCTACCCGCACCCCTAGGAAGCGCATATCGACCAGACAAGGAAACAAATCCGTCTCTAGATCAAAAATCTCCTGCAGATGATCTTCAATAATAATAGTTTTTAATTTTTGCCACAGCTCTAAAGTTAGTTTCGCATCTTGTTCTGCATAGGCACCTACCTCTATTGCGGGTAGTTTCCACATCTCAGCCTTTGGATCTAGCCCTCTTTCTTTTGCTGCCTCTATTAATCTGGTTTCATTCTTGCCCTTGTTTAAAAAATGCCAGGAGAGAGTGTTTAGTGTATAAGAAAATCTATTCTCATCTATCAAAGATGATGCAATCATTGTATCTATGATTAGACCTTTGATATCAAAACCAAAGTTCCCTCTTATCCAAGACACGTCATACATTGCATTGTGAAAAATTTTAGTGGAGGGGGAGTTACAAATATCTTTAAACCATTCCATAACTCTTTTACGTTCCATGTTTGGTCCTGTGCCATGACCTATAGGAAAGTAACCTTTGTAATGTTCAGTGGCCACAGCTATACCAATAATCTCACCATTACCTATTACAGATCCTGAACCTAATTTTTTTAAATCAGGATCTCTTGTTTCTAAGTCAATTGATATCTCATCTACATCACGTAGATCAGGTAATTCTTCAGGTTGAACCCATTCTATTGTTGGTAAAATCATTATAGATCTTTAATAAAATAATAGACTATACCGGCTCCAATAAATAAACATAACATGCTGTATAAAAACATGCCAATTCCAAAACTAGCTGTCATCTTTTCTTCCTCATATCAGTTATTTTTTTCATCTCTAATTGGCAGTAATGCACTATCTTTTTCAAATCTTCTATTCCTCCCTTTCTTTGATAACGACAAACGTATTTTATAACGTTTCCTTGGAAAAAAGAAAGATCATTTTTAGAGATAAACTCATATGGTTGTATAGGAAATTTGGTGTAATGATTCCCTCCTACCTGTGTGTATTGTGGAAATGATTCTTTAAATATATCGTCACTTGTCATAGTTTATATCCTTGTCTGTTTATTTTTGCTTTTAGTTTATATAAGTTATTTTTTGCTCTTGTGATTCCTACGTACCAGACTCTATTTTCTTCGTCTGAATATTCTTCGCTCTCTTTTATTGATTTAATAATTTTTCTACCCATATCTAAACAAAGTATTACATTATCCTCTTCTCCACCCTTTGCTGCATGTATGGTGGATATGTATATCCTAGCAGGTTTATCTAAGTCTTCTCCTTCATCTAACATATTTTTTATGTATAATTTTTCTTTCTCGTCGGCTTCCATAAACTGATCAAACCAATCTATTGTTCTGTCAAAATAATTAGTTCCTAAAAATTCTTCTATAGATTTTTCTTCTTTCTCAGATAATGTTTTTTTATTTACCCAATCTGTATATAACATAGCTGCTTTGTATAGTTTAACTTTATAACTTTTTTCTCTGCTAGTTTCAAAATACAAATTTTTTTTCTTTAATTCTTCCTTTATTTTTTCTTGTCTTGAAACTGTTCTTGTTAATATTAACCATTTACCTTTTGTTAAGTCAACCTGATTTATGTTTGATATAAATTCACTTTCTCCTTCAAAATCTCTTGGATAATATGTTTTGTTTTTTCTGTTTGATATTCTTTCTATTGCAATCTGTGATTCATCTTGGATTACTCTAGAAATTCTTTTTGAGTATTTTAAAACTTTCTCCTGATATGCCTCTTGATTAATAAATCTATTAACGTCTGCTCCAGCCCATGCGAATATAGCCTGATCATCATCGCCAGCTAAATATATGTCTTCTGTTTTTTCTTTTAATACATCAAATAATTTCCACTGCAATGGTGATAGATCTTGAGCCTCATCAATAAATATTGTTTTAAAAGTTGGAAAGTCTTTGTCATCTTTCTTTTCTATTGTTAATTTTATTAAATCATTGAAATCAAAAAGATTTTTTTTATCTTTATATTTAATAAAATTTCTGCTTATGTCTCTAAGTATAGGCCAATCTATAGATTTATCTTTCTTATGTAGATCATACTCATCCTCTATCTGTATACATTTATTCTCGGCCTTTTGTAATATTTGAAAATAAGGATTGTCACAAGTTAAATAATGTACTTCCTCTTTGTTATATTTATTTGTGTATTTAACTTTTACATTTATCTCTTGTCCAAACTTCTCATAGTGATAAGGTTGCATAATATCTTCTTCATTCATCTTTAAAAAATGAAAACAAAAAGAATGTATAGTTTGAAAATATGGTAATTGCTTTTCATCTGCCGGCATTCTTTTCTTAGCAACCTCTGCAGCTTTTTTACTAAAAGCAAAGTAACCTATCTTATGTAATGGCACACCAGTTCTAGCGTAGGCCTTGGCTCTACTAATTAGTTTATGTGTTTTACCTGTTCCAGGTGGTCCAAAATATTTATAAATCATATTTAGATATATATTTTTTTAATTCTTTATCCTGTACATTTTCAGGAACCCTACGATTATAGAATATTTCATAACTGTCACTACCATATTTACCTATGCCAAATAATTTTGTTGCATCTACACCGTCCCATTTAAGATAGTCCTCTGTCATTCTCCATATCCTGTTTGCTCTAACATTTTTCATGCCTAATTCTTTTAACATCTCTGCTATAGTATCTTTGTTAGATTTAAATATCTGTTCTGGTGTAGGAAATTTTTTAAAAAATTCTGGCAATACTTTCTTTACCTTTTTACGTCCTGTTTGATTTAAACATATTACACCCACCATATGCTGCCACACATTCTTAACTTGTTGTTGTACCATTAAATCATCTCTCATCATACTATATCCTGTTCGCTTTCAACGTTTATATCCTCATCTATATCTTCATCCTTCTCAAAAAATTTTAAAGGTATACGTAAAGTTTTTAATGGTGGAAAAGGTTTATCGTTTGAGTCTTTTCCAGGAAATCTTTTTGTGTGATCAAACTTAGCCTGATCTTCCGGTTTTTTACTTTTAAATAATGCTTTTATCATTAGTGATGTTTTTGCTGATGACTCTCTCCATTCAAATGTTTTTAGGTCATCATAAAAAGAACTATAAACAAAGTATGCATACTCTTCATCTAACAAAGGTCTACCACTTTTAAAAGATGTATATCTTTTTGCTTGTGGTTCATTGATATATCTCTCTAAATGTTCTTTTAATATATCTGTTGGATTAGTTCCTCCTGCAGGTTCTAGTATCTCTATTTTAGTTTCTTCAAATAAATTTTTTATAATTGTATAGAAATCATTTGCTTTTATAGTTGGTGGCACCAGGTGTGCTTGCTCCATCAACAGTTGTCTCATTTCTTTTTGACCTTCTATCCTAGCTATATTTTTAGCATGTATTTGTTTTGTTTGTCCTTTGTCATCTTCAACCGTAAAATACCATTCAGGTATAGGTTTAATATTTAATTTTTGTAATGCTGATAATTTTGGATACATAGCTCTGTTGTCAGATATAATTCCAAACTTTCTTTTTACACACTCTGATTTAACACACACAGGTGATAATAAAGGATCACTACATGTATGTCCTTTAGTTTCTTTACTCCAACTTTTTATTTTTTTACTTACCTCTATATCAGTCCATTTACTATCAAATTCAAAATAATTTCTTGCA